ACAAGGAATAATTATGACCGATAGAACAGACGAAGATATAATAGAACAAGTTCAATCTCTTCTTGAATCACATGTCAAACCTTCAGTTGAGCAACACGGCGGCAATATTGAATTTATTTCATACAAAGACGGTGTGCTAGATCTTATGTTAGGTGGAGCATGTTCAGGATGTGCTGGCAGTACGATGACACTGAAGTTCGGTGTAGAAAATCTTATCAAACACTACATACCAGAGATTAAAACAATAAATGCTGAAGATGATCCTTTTTCGCGTGTAGATCCTTACTTTGCTATGGATCCATTCATGGAAAATTTCGACATGTATGACCAAGAGGATGAAAATGAGCCTAATACAAAAGAAGTTTGACTACCAACCCATGAATAGAAAAGAAGTAAACGGTAAGAGGCTATATGCCACCCCCGATGGAAACGCAGTAGCCTCTGTGACTACTATCCTTGACGCTACCAAAGATAAGACACATCTTATTGCTTGGAAGAAGAGGGTAGGTGAAGCTAAAGCACAAGAAATTGTAACCGAAGCCGCGGGTGTAGGGACACGTATGCACAAGTACCTCGAGGATTATGTTGAAAAAGGTGAATGGCCAACTCCGGGTAGTAACCCATTTGCACAACAAGCTCACATGATGGCCACCCAGATCAAAGAACAAGCTCTGGCCCATGTAGATGAGATATGGGGCTCGGAGGTAAATTTATACATGCCAAAGATGTATGCAGGCACCACCGACTTGGTAGGGCAATACAAAGGCCAACCCTCTATAATGGACTTCAAGCAAACTAACAAACCTAAAAAAGTAGAATGGGTAGTTGACTACTTCCTACAACTTGTAGCGTATGCAGAAGCACACAATGAAATCTATGGGACAGAGATACGTGAAGGGCATGTGTTTATGTGTAGTAGAGCAGGAGAGTATCAACAGTTTGATATCTGGCCAGATGAGTACGAAGAATGGCGGCAAGAATGGTACAACAGAGTATATCAGTATTACGAACAACTAGCATAAATACTTTAAATATTTAGGAGAAGTTCGTGGCAGTCGTACAAATATCTAGAATTCAAGTTCGAAGAGGACAAAAAAATGCAGGCAGTGGATTGCCACAACTTGCAAGCGGAGAATTTGGCTGGGCGATAGATACTAGAGAACTGTACATAGGTAATGGCGCAGTAAGCGAAGGTGCCCCAACCGTTGGTAACACCAAGATATTAACACAGTTTGATGATTTATTCGATCTAGCAGAAAGCTATCAATACCGCAAGGATGATACTTTTATACAAACTGGTACTAGCACAGTCAGTCCTATACGTAGAACGCTACAACAAAGATTAGATGATTCTGTTACAGGTGCTAACTTTGGTCTTACAGGAGATAGTTCTCAAGATGCTACAACTGCTTTACAAAGAGCAATAGATCAACTTTATATAAACACGGCTAACAAAGGAAGTGTTCAAACCCGCAAGGTGTTGCATTTAGATGCTGGAATATATTCAATAACCAACACAATTTTTATTCCACCAAACACAACAATACAAGGTGCAGGACACGATAAAACTATAATTAGATCTAATAGTGCTAATGCTATATTTAAAACTGTAAACGAATCAAGCACTCCTGGATCTCCAAGTCCGCAATCAGCAACAACATTTAATACTCAGCCTAGAAATATATCTTTGAAAGATTTAAGTTTAGAAACAACAGTAGCAGATGGTATTGGCTTCCATTTAGAAAGTTGCAGAGACAGTACATTTGAAAATATTACTATCAAAGGGCCATGGGCTCTAGGAGATACTATACCAAGTGACTATGAATATGATGTTGGCATTTTAATAGATAGTCTGAGCGGAAGTGTGAAGTCTGAAAACAATCATTTTCATAATGTCAAGATTACTAATTGGGGTTATGGAGTGATGTCTAATTTTGATATAGATCATAACCACTTTACCCATTGTAATCTAGACACACTAGGGATAGGGTTTGCTTTTGGTGTTGATATGATACTAGGCAGTGTTTCTAGTGGTAGAGCTACTGGACCATTAAACAATACAATAGAACATTCTAAATTTTCAAATATTGAAAGAGAAGGCATATGGATAGAAAAGGGAATAAAAAACACGAGTAGAGCAAATTATTTTGAATTAGTGGGCAATAATGGAGGCACAGAGGCGCAACCAGAATATAGTGTTATAAAGTTTAGTGCAAATGACAATACATCTTTAGATGATATTTTCACAAGAACACAACAATTAAGCTACACCACAGCTAATATCAACAATATACCATATTTACAAGAGGTACAAGGTGCTGTAATAACATCTCAAGGACTCACCCATACTGTAGAAATATCTTCAGGTGGTCCCACTAAAGTTTTTAGACTACCTGGTATAAAGAATCAAACTTTTGAGTTAGATTATCATTTAGTGAGCAGATCGGTTGAAATGGTAAGAAGCGGCGTTCTAACAGTTACAGTAGATGCATTCGGAACCCCAACAGTTCATTTGTCAGATGAATACACTTACCAGGGCGACAGTTCATATGAAGATAGTGTTACATTCACTGCCCAAATAATAGATGAAGATGGTGATCTTACAAATGATACAATAGGTATTTTTTCAAACGCAAGTGTAGACCAACTTGAGTTAAGATTTAGAATAAAAAATAAGCAAACTAATATTTCTTAATGTTCGCAATTGAAAAGTTTGAAGATAGATTAAAAGCATGGACTGACTTCAGAAAACTATTAGAAGACAGTGCTAGTCCATTGCAAGATGTTGTAGACTTCTATGATAAATGTCCTAAAGTTAGTATAGCAACTGATCCCTACGATAAAAAAAGTTGGCCTGATCCTTGGCAATTAATTGAAGAAAATCAATATTGTGCCATGTGCAAAATTCTTGGAATCTGTTACACCTTGCAATTAACTGAACGTTTTAAACATAATAAGTTTGAGATATATATTTCTATAGACAACGAAAATTCATCTACGCACTACTTGCTATGTATAGATGATAACTACATAATAGGGTATGAAGATGGAAAATTGCTTACTAAAAAAGATATGTCAAAAACTATTAGAAAGCAATATTCAGTCCAGATGGAACATCTTCATTAACCAAAGTAATCATAAAACTTAATTTTTTTCTTGCATTAGGCTTGTCTTGATGCTATATTAATACGAAATGAGAAGAGGTAATACATGTCAAACGGTGCAAACATAAACATAATCAAAAGAACTGGACAAAGCGAAGAACTTAATATAGAAAAAATACACAAAGTTGTAGAGTTTGCATGTGAAGGTCTAGCTGGAGTTAGTAGCAGTCTTATTGAAATGAACGCTAACATACAATTCTATGATGGAATGACCACAGCAGAAATACAAGAAATTCTAATTAAAAGTGCAAATGATCTTATTTCGTTAGACAATCCGAACTACCAATATGCGGCCGCAAGACTTTTGTTATACGGCACATATAAAGATGTGTTTGGTGAATATGAAACAAAAAGTTTGTACGAAATGATACAAGAAAATATATCTCGCGGAGTGTATGATCCAGCAATTTTGGATCTGTATTCAAAAGATGAAATAGACAAGCTAGACAGTTACATTCATCACAAGCGTGATGAAAACTTTACCTACGCAGGTCTGCGTCAGGTAGTTGACAAATATCTTATACAGGATAGATCATCAGGTGAAATATATGAAACACCACAATATATGTATATGATGATCGCGGCAACTCTGTTTGCTCAGTATCCTAAAGAAGATAGGTTGTATTATGTTAGGAGATACTATGACTCGACCTCGCTTTTTAAGATCAACATCCCGACTCCAGTCATGGCGGGAGTGCGTACCCCAGTCAGACAGTTTGCCTCGTGTGTCCTCGTTGATTCGGATGACACGCTTGATTCCATTTTTGCCAGTGATATGTCTATTGGACGTTACACAGCGCAGAGAGCTGGCATCGGCATTAACGCAGGGCGCATCAGAGGAGTTAATTCAAAAATTAGAGGCGGTGAAGTCGCCCACACAGGAATCATCCCATTCCTAAAGAAGTTTGAAGCAACTGTACGCTGTTGCACACAGAATGGTGTGCGTGGCGGTAGTGCTACTACACACTTCCCGTTTTGGCATCAAGAGATTGAAGACATCCTTGTGCTAAAAAATAACAAAGGTACAGAAGATAATCGTGTACGTAAATTAGATTATAGTATTCAGTTGAATAAAACAATGTACGAAAGACTTTTATCTGGTGGCGACATAACTCTTTTCTCGCCACATGATGTTCCAGGATTGTACGAAGCATACTTTGGTGATGCAGATAAGTTTAAGGAACTTTACGAATCATATGAACGTAAAACAAGTATCAAAAAGAAAAAGGTTCCTGCAATGGAATTATTTTCAGCATTGATAAAGGAACGTGCAGAAACAGGGCGTATATATATTATGAACGTTGATCATGCAAATGAACATAGTTCATTCAAAGACACAGTATATATGAGCAACCTATGTCAAGAAATTACATTGCCCACTAAACCTTTGCAACACATTGATGATCCAGACGGAGAAATAGCACTATGTATTTTAAGTGCTATAAACGTGGGTGTGATCAAAGATCTAGATGATTTAGAAGACCTTTGTGATCTTACAGTTCGTGCATTAGAAGAAATAATAGACTATCAGCGTTATCCTATTAAAGCTGCAGAAATATCAACAAAGGCAAGACGATCACTAGGTATTGGTTATATTGGACTTGCACATTATCTAGCCAAGAACAAAGTCAAATACGAAGACAAAAAAGCATGGCAACTTGTGCATGATCTTACAGAAGCGTTCCAATACTATTTGCTCAAAGCAAGCAACAATCTTGCCAAGGAGCGTGGTGCTTGTGAGTATTACAACCGCACTAAATACAGTGACGGCATCCTACCTATCGACACATACAAAAAGGATGTTGATGATATTGTAAAGAACAAACTCAACTATGATTGGAATGATTTACGCAAGTCTATTAAAGAACACGGGTTACGGCACAGCACATTGTCCGCACAAATGCCTTCAGAGAGCAGTTCCGTTGTGTCGAACGCAACCAATGGAATCGAACCTCCTAGAGGATACTTGTCCGTTAAGAAGAGCAAAAAAGGGCCTCTTAAGCAGATTGTTCCACAATATCAAAGCCTTAAGCAACATTACACCTTGCTGTGGGACATGCCTAGCAACGAAGGTTACATCAACGTTGTTGCGGTGATGCAAAAGTTCTTTGATCAAGCCATAAGTGGTAATTGGTCATATAACCCTACACAATTTGAAAATAACGAAGTACCTATGAGTGTTATGTTACAGGATCTGTTAAATACATACAAGTATGGTTGGAAAACATCTTACTATCAAAACACATACGATTATAAAACCGATCCAAATGAATTAGAAGATGAACCGGCTCATTCATTGGGCTGGCATGATAACCAACCTGAAGTTAAACCAAATACAATGTCACAAGACGACGAAATGTGCGATGCATGTGCTATATAGATAAGGAAGTAAAATGACAAAGACAGTATTCAATAGAGAAAAAGTTGATTTCACCAAACAGAATATGTTTTTTGGTGCAGATCAAAACACACAACGCTACGATACATTTAAGTTTCCGGTGTTTGATAAATTAAATCAAACTATGCTGGGATACTTTTGGCGTCCTGAAGAAGTAAGTTTACAGAAAGACAGATCCGATTATGCAAACTTTCGTCCTGAGCAAAAACATATTTTTACTTCTAATCTAAAATACCAAACACTGCTAGATAGTGTTCAAGGTCGTGGTCCATGTTTGGCATTTTTACCACACGTATCACTACCAGAGCTAGAAGGTTGTATTGTTACTTGGGATTTCTTTGAAACCATTCATTCACGTTCTTACACGCACATTATGAAAAATGTATATGCAGATCCTAGTGAAGTCTTTGATACAATATTAGATGACGAAAAGATTATTGCAAGAGCACAGAGTGTTACCAAGTACTATGACGAATTCAACGAAGCCGCTGATGCATTTATTCACAGAGGTGAAGGTTCAATGAGTGACGTGAAGAAAAAACTTTATCTTGCAATGCAAACAGTGAACATTCTAGAAGGTTTGCGCTTCTATGTATCATTTGCTTGTACTTTTGGATTTGGCGAACTTAAACTAATGGAAGGTAGTGCAAAAATTATAAGTCTTATTGCTAGAGACGAAGCACAACATTTGGCACTGAGCACACATGTTCTAAAACTTTGGGCGCAAGGCAAAGACGACCCGGAGATGGCAAAAATAGCCAAAGAATGCGAAGCCGAAGTTTATGACCTATGGCGTGAGTGTGTTGCAGAAGAAAAGGATTGGGCAGATTATCTGTTTAAAGACGGATCAATGATTGGTCTGAACGCAACTTTACTACATCAATACGTAGAATACATTGCTAATCGCAGATTAAAGGCACTAGGGTTCAATGCTATCTTTGATCAACCTGTAAACACCAATCCACTGCCTTGGACACAACATTGGTTAAGCAGTTCAGGACTACAAGTGGCTCCGCAAGAAACAGAAGTAGAGTCATATATAGTAGGCGGAATAAAACAAGACGTAAATAAAGATGTGTTGAAAGGATTTAGTTTATGATTGAAATTTGGGGTAAGCCACAATGTCCGCACTGTGATCAAGCAAAACAGTTTTGTGATACAAGGCAACTCAAGTATGTTTACAAACAGTTAGATGTGGACTTCACACGGGAGCAAGTGTTTGAAGCCTTTCCAGGCGCAAGAACTTTCCCACAGATAAAAGTCAATGATAAAGTTATCGGAACCAAAGAGGATTTTATGAAGTATGTTGAAGATACAGGATATACAGGATCAGGACACGCTTTAGGATGATTGTAGATAATATATGGAAAGAAAATGATATTGTAACTATGAAGTTGGTTAACGGCGACGAAACCGTATGTCGTATACTATCGTTAGAAAATGGTGTTGCAAAAGTGAAAAAGCCTATGATTGTGGCGCTGTCTGACAGAGGAGTAGGACTTGTTCCTTACACATTAACATCAACAGCAGAAACAGTTTATATCAAAGAAAGCAGTATCATGTCAATTGCCGCCACGGCAAAACCAACAGCTGACAGTTATATAGAAACTACCACAGGTTTAAAAGTATGAGTGTGCCTATTCACAGAGATACCGATGCAAGAGCTTGTGGTGCAACTACAACCGTAATTGGACAGAATAACGTATTTGCAAACAATCTTCTTGTATCTGTAAACGGTGATACTAACACTCACGGAGGCGGCGATCTAGTTGCTGCAAACAATAAAGTTTACATCAACAATAAACTTGTTGTCAACAATACACCCGAAAATGCAAATCCGGATAATTTGTGTGTGCCATTAGGAGGTGACCATTGTGCACCTGTGACCGCAGGAGGGTCCGACAATGTATTTGTCGGAGATTAATGGTTGACAAACTGCCCAAATCAAACTATAATATAAAACAATAAGGAGAAAATAATGACTACACACGAACAAATCGTTCAAGCGTTCAATAACTATCTTGCTGAATCTGAAACATTCGAAGATAAAAATGTAAAAGCCGCGGCGGCAAGAGCTCGTAAGGCACTAGGTGATCTAGGTAAACTTACCAAAGATCGTAGAAAAGAAATCCAGGAAAAGAAGAACGCAATGTAATGCAAGCGGCAGTAGTGGGAGCCGGCATAACCGGCATAACAACTGCCTATTACTTGGCCAAAGCAGGATACTCTGTAACAATATACGACGAACGGAAGTATCCTGCCATGGCAACCTCTTATGCTAACGGCGGACAACTCAGTGCAAGTAACGCAGAGGTTTGGAACAGTTGGCGTAGCGTCTATAAAGGCATTAAATGGCTTTCAAAGAAAGACGCACCACTCAAGATAAATCCTTGGCCATCCCCAGACAAATACAGCTGGTTTTTTAATTTTATCAAGGAGATTCCTAATGCTGACAGCAATACACAAAAAACTTGTGAGATGGCTCTTGAAGCCCATAACCTTTACAAGCAGATTGCTTTCGAAGAAGGAATACAATTCGACAAAGTCGAAAAAGGCATATTACACATATACACCGATGAAGCCGAATACGAAAATGCTAAAAGAGTAAATGAAGTTTATGCAAAAGCAGGATTAAAACGTTGGCCAGTCAGTGCCCAAGAATGTTTAAAGATTGAACCTGCTCTTGTACCTCCTCCTAAACTGCTAGGCGGTATGTACAATGACACAGACTTTACAGGCGATATACATAAGTTTTGCGTAGAGTTATACAAAGTCCTTGAAAACAAATACGGTGTTGTGATGAAACAACAAAAAATCCGTGACCTTAAAACGGAGATGCGTGATCACCAAGGGCCTGTCGTTGTATGTGCAGGTGTTGAAAGCAAGGCACTGTCAAAAACCATAGGTGACAATTTACCTATCTATCCTGTCAAAGGATATTCGATTACAATCCATGATCCTAAAATAGCACCGTGGACTAGTTTGCTAGATGATGGTGCAAAGATTGTAACAGCAAGATTAGGTAAAGACAGATTACGTATTGCAGGAACGGCAGAGTTTAACGGATACAACACTGACATTATACAAGCTCGTATTAAACCTCTAGTCACCTGGGCAGAAACAATGTTTCCGGGTATTAACACAGAAAACATTACTCCTTGGGCAGGACTTCGTCCTATGATGCCTAATATGATGCCTGTGGTAAATAGAAGCCGCAATAGCAAAAGAATTTATTATAACACAGGTCACGGGCATTTAGGTTGGACACTGTCAGCCTACACTGCTCAATCAATCGTAGAACAGATAAGAGGTAAAAATGAATAAACCTAACACAACTTTTGAACTATCTATTAGAGATGTAGAAATTATTGAACATGCACTGAGAGCAAAAGCAGGACGTAGAGGATTGGCAATAGCACAAGGTGAAACGTCCCCTCAACTAAAACAAGAGATGATAGAGATACAAGAACTGTTAGGTAGAATACATCACCAAAAAAACTTTTACGCAGAATTTAAAGACGGCACCACTTATATTAGTGGTTGACTTTTGCGTAAAAAGGTTGTATAAATATAATTGTAACGTTGAAGCAATTCAAACGCTATGCAGGACCGGGGGGCGGTACCCCGCAGCTCCACCATAAACACATCGCAGTTACCAGAGGCTTATAGGTACCGAGCGAGTAAGGCGGACACGATGTGTTTATGATGGGGCTGAACTAGGATCGACTGGTAGTCAATAGGAGAGTGGAGTTGCCCGGATGTAAGCTCGGTTAACGCGAACGACAAAGATAATTGCAAATGACAATTATGCGCCAGAAATGGCAATGGCGGCCTAGACTCGGCTTCCGGGGTTGATCACCTAGCAGCAGAACGATTAGAAAGGTCACTTCGGTGGCCTTTCTTTTTGACTAAAAAAAAATAAATACGCATATAATTTAGGAGAATTATTATGGCAAAAGTGATGATTGGCGGAGGTTTACTACATGAACCTGTAAGGAAAAAAACTTCAATTGGAGGAAATGCCAGTATGATTAAAACTAGCTCTATGAACAAAAACAAAAGGCGCGGTTATAAGAAATATAGAGGCCAAGGAAAATAGTTATCCAAAATAGGTTGACTTTTATCTAGTTTTTTGTTATAATGTTGCAAATGTTATATAAAAATAATAATATAAAAAGGAGTAACATTATGAAAAATACAAAAGCAGTAGGTACAAAGCTCTTTAAAGAAGGAACACAAAACCAAAAAATCCTACAAAAATATTGGGGCAACGGCAAAACCTTTACAACAGAAGATTTGACAATGGATATGGACATTGCATCTCCTGGCGCTAGACTTACAGAGTTAAGAGAAGCGGGATTTGATGTAAGAGTGATAGACACTGTATCAAATGATGTCGGAGTAGGCCGTCCGGTAGCACAATATAAAATTATGAAAAGAAGAACATACGCATAATTTTACCAAAATAGGTTGACTTTTGTGCCTGTTTACACTATATTATAATGTATAGGCAAGGAGAACAGGCACAATGACAATGCACCTAGTACGTGGTATGACATCACTCAATACCAAAAAACGTAAATCTCAAAAAATGACAGCAGGCAAACTAGAACGTTTGCAAAAAGAACATCGTGAACATAACAAGCACATGAAGCGTCTTAATTGCCATAGCAACATAATGACCTTTGAAGAATATGTTGATTATGTCCATGGTAATTACAAACCCAAGCAAAAACTTTCAGCAGTACAGGCACCGTGGCAACAAGAAGGGTATACACGGAAGACTGAACATGTTCCTAGTCATAATAGCGAACACAGTTTTGCTCCTGCAACAAAGAAAGAAGCAATGCAATACACAGGTGAACGTAAACTTGTAGGTATTGCAATGATGCACAAAAGCAATCTTGTACCAGTGTTTGCTGATGATGACGATAAGACAGGGCAGAAGCAAGCAACAGAGATTGCACAGATGCGAAGAAACTAAACTATGCAGTTTAGTTATTACTATCAACTCTTAAATAATATATGAGGCAAATTATGAACTATATAACGATTGCAACTTTTATCGTTAGTATGTTAATGCCGCCAGCTTTTGCGGCCGCATCAACATTTCAAAATCCTGTTCAAGGAGAAATTTACAATCAAGAAAATCAGCCCGAACTTTAT